AGTACAAACGGTCCGATGGCAGGACCGTTCGGCCAACCCTTGTGGTCATCGACGATCCACAAACGGACGAATCAGCCAGATCCCTTTCCCAGTGTGCCACGCGCGAGAGTATCCTTGCTGGGGCTATCTTGGGGCTCTCGGGCCCAGGTAAAAAAATCTCTGGGATCATGCCCTGCACGGTCATTCGCCCGGGGGATATGGCCGACAACATCCTATCGCGAGACAAGCACCCCGAATGGAATGGGGAACGGACACGGATGGTCTATGAGTTCCCAACCGACGAAAAACTTTGGACGAAGTACGCCGAGCTTCGAGCAGAGAGCCTTCGTAGTCGTGGCGACCTATCGTTAGCCACAGAATTCTACGGTTCGAATCGTGCCGCGATGGATCTTGGATCCAAGGTCGCCTGGCCCGAGCGTTACAACCATGATGAACTCTCGGCGATCCAACATGCAATGAACCTCAAGCTTCAAGACGAAGCAGCCTTCTTTGCCGAGTACCAAAACGAACCTCTTCCAGAACAAGAAGCAAATGACAACGAACTGACAGCAGATCAGATTGCTGCGAAGTTTAACCGGATCGACAGACGGGTGGTTCCGATTTCCACCAACCATCTAACGATGTTCGTCGACGTTCAGGCAACGCTGCTGTTCTATACCGTGGTCGCCTGGGAGAGCGATTTCACTGGATACCTCATCGACTATGGGAGCTACCCGGATCAAAAACGGCCCTATTTCACACTTCGGGATGCAAGGAGCACCCTAGCGACGGCAACCAAAGCCGAGGGGCTCGAAGGGAGTATCTACGCGGGTCTTGAGCGACTAACTGGAGATCTGATTGGTCGGGAATGGCGACGTGACGATGGTGCCATGATGCGAATCGAGCGATGCCTAATCGATGCCAACTGGGGTGCTTCGACCGATGTGGTATACCAGTTTTGCAGGCAAAGTGCACACGCTGGCATCGTAATCCCAAGCCACGGGAGGTTCGTTGGGGCATCGAGTCAGCCGTTTTCCGAGTACAAACGTCGCCCGGGGGATCGAGTTGGCCACAACTGGAGAATCCCCAATATCCATGGGAAACGAGCCGTTCGGCACGTGGTGTATGACACCAACTACTGGAAAACCTTCATGCATGCTCGCATCGCTGTTTCGATGGGGAGCCGAGGTTGCTTGTCCTTTTTTGGAACAAGCCCCGAGACCCACCGCCTCTTGGCCGAGCACCTCTGTGCCGAGTACCGCGTGCGCACCGAAGGCCGTGGTCGAACAGTGGATGAGTGGAAGCAGCGCCCGGAGCGAGGTGACAACCACTGGTTCGATTGCATTGTGGGTTGCTGCGTTGGAGCTTCGATGCAGGGTGTAGCACTCTCGGGAAGCAAATCGGTTGGTATCCCCAAGTCTGGACGCGTCAGTTTCGCTGAAATGCAAAGGAAACGAAACCGATGAGCGAGCCCAAAGATGATAATCAAGAACGAGGCATCTCTTGCCCCCGATGTGGATGTCGGCACTTCTACACCACTAACACCGAACCGCTTCGTGATGGTCGTATCCGCAGACGTAAAGAATGTCGGCATTGCGGCCGACGGATCGTGACGTATGAAATCACGATGACGAAAGACCAAGATTGCTACAGGTAGCAATACTCGAACAAATCAGACTTTTTTTACGTCAGATGAGCAACTGACCGGGTAGTTCTACAGATAGGCAGACGCATTGTCTATCGAACTGGAGCTGACCCCATGGCTGATGAGCTAAAAGACACCATTCTTGAAAACGCGCAAGGACCTGCAAAGGCCTCGGGCGATGCGGGCAGTATCGAGCAGCACAAGCTGACCGACCAGATTGAAGCCGATCGCTATTTAGCCTCCAAGCAAGCTGCGAAATCGAAGCGTCGTGGCTTGGTCTTCAACAAGATCGTTCCACCGGGGGCCGAGTAACCGTGTTGTCCTGGATTTCCAATTGGTGGTCGCCAAAAAGCACTCCCTCGCAATCGCGAAACATTGCAAGGGTCGTGCGCGCTCGTTATGACGCTGCGGTGACCACCGATGATAATCGTCGCCATTGGGCCAATGCCGATGGGCTCTCGCCCAACGCATCCAATAGCGCCGAGGTTCGGCGGATCCTTAGGAACCGTGCTCGGTATGAAACGGCCAACAACTCGTATGCTCGTGGGATTGTGCTAACCCTCGCGCATGACGTAGTGGGTACCGGCCCCCGGTTACAAATGCTTACTGCCGACTCCGAAGCGAACCGTCGCATCGAGCATGCCTTCATGATGTGGGCAAAGGCCGTAAACCTTGCAGAGAAACTCCGCACGATGCGGATGGCACGTGCCACGGATGGCGAGGCATTTGCTGTCTTGGTGAACAATCCTCGACTAAGCACGCAAGTTCAACTCGACTTGCGTCTCATCGAGGCCGACCAGGTCACGACGTCCGATCTCGATAGGCTCTCGACAACCGCTGTTGACGGGATCGTATTTGATATTGCTGGTAATCCTATCGAGTACCACGTACTTCGAAGTCATCCAGGGGATGGATACTACTGGGGAAGAAGCGACTACGAGCAGATCCCAGCATCGTCTGTGCTCCATTGGTTTCGAGCCGATAGGCCAGGACAAACGCGTGGCATCCCTGACATCATGCCAGCCCTACCGCTATTTGCTCAATTGCGAAGATTCACTTTAGCGGTTCTTGCTGCAGCAGAGACTGCAGCTGACTTTGCAGGGATCCTCTATACCGATGCACCTGCGAATGGAGAGGCTGATGCAGCAGAACCATTCGAACCAATCGAGCTTGAGAAGCGTGCATTGGTCACCATGCCAGGTGGATGGAAGATGGCTCAAATGCAGGCTGAACAACCATCTACAACGTATGCGGAGTTTAAACGTGAGTTGCTCAACGAGATCGCTCGATGCTTAAGTATGCCTTATAATTTTGCTGCCTGCAATTCCAGTTCTTATAACTATGCGAGTGGGCGTCTTGATGGACAAATTTATTTCAAAGCGATCCGTGTTGAGCAATCGCATTTAGAGCGAGTTATTCTCGATCGTATCCTCTCAGCTTGGCTTGATGAAGCCTCGCTCATACCTGATTTGCTTCCAACAGGTTTAGGTCCCATTGCACAATGGCCACATCAATGGTTCTGGGATGGTCATGAACATGTTGATCCTGCCAAAGAAGCCAACGCACAAGCCACTCGGCTAGCAAGCCACACCACCACCTTGGCAGACGAGTATGCCAAGCGGGGGCAAGACTGGGAAGTTCAGCTTCGCCAGCGTGCAAGGGAGATTGCACTTATATCTGAGCTTGGTTTAGCTGCCGAGCAAGTTTCTCAAACTCCAATTCAGGATCCACAAGATGTCCAAGACGATGAAGTCCCCATCGACGATTAAGGCCGAAGAGAATCGCAACCAACTGAGGTTAAATGCAACAGCGGTGATCGATGTCGATGCATCGGCTGACGGTGCATCAAGCGGTGTGCTCCCCCGTTTTCGGATGGTCGCATATACAGGTGGCCAGATGCGAGTCGCTGGATGGCGGCACCCTGTGATCATCGACCTGGCTGGTCTATCGATCCCATCGCAAGCGCGGCCGATCCGATTCGGACACGATCCTCTCTCGGGTGTTGGTCATACCGACTCGATCCGAGTCGAGGCCGGCCAGCTTGTAGCCACCGGTGTGGTCTCTCGGGATACACCTGCTGCTCGTGAGGTAGTCGTCAGTTCAAAGAACGGATTCCCATGGCAAGCAAGCGTGGGGACCGGTGTGGATGAGTTCGAGTTCGTCAAGGAAGGTCAAAAGGTCACCGTCAACGGCAACCAATACAACGGTCCGGTGAATGTGATTCGAAGATCCTCGCTTGGTGAAATCAGTTTCGTAGACCTTGGTGCCGACGGAGCCACTAGCGCGAGTGTCGCAGCTCAGGCATCTGCAACCTTTGGAGAATCCGAGATGGATCAAAGTCAAACTGCAAACCAAGACGACCAAGCCGTAACTCCAGCGACTCCGGTTGCTCCGGATCCAGTACCGGTCTTGGTTCCCCCGAATCCAGTTCCAGTCGAGCCAGTCACGAATCCTCCTGAGGGGATTAGCGAAGTGGAAGCCATGAGGGCGGCCCATGCTACTGAACTCGAGCGTATTGCTGGCATTCGCAGCATTTACAACGGGGCTCTTCCGCTAGTCGAAGCCCAAGCGATCCGCGAAGGATGGAACCTTGAGAAAGCTGAACTCATGAAGATCCGAATGATGCGCCCCGAAGTTCCTGCGATCCATGTCCCGCAAAACACAATTAGCGCCAGCGTCCTAGAGGCCGCCTGTTATATCAGCGCTAATCTTATGGACGTCGAGCAGCATATTCCCGAGCAAAGCCTTGAGATTGCTTCCAAGAAGTTCCGAGGGGGGATCGGTCTTCAGGAACTTCTGCTCGAAACCGCTTGGGCCAATGGTTATACGGGACGGACTTTTCGAGACAACCGCGAGGTGATGCGAGCAGCGTTCGGCCAGCGTGTGGAAGCGAGCTCGGTAAGCAATATCGACATCGGTGGAATTCTCTCGAACGTGGCAAACAAGTTCCTTCT